GGCAATAAGATTGCCACCATTTCATCTACAAAGACTGTGCTTGCAAAAGCCACTTTGAAAGATGATTTTCCCCAAGACTTTTGTATCTATGACTTGAATCAATTCTTGTCAGTGCATTCCTTGGGCAAAGAAACTGAATTGGATTTCGACACATCTAATGTCATCTTCAAATCTGGCCGTAGTAAAACAAAATATCGTATGACTGCAAAGACTATGATTGTTTCACCACCAGAAAAAGATTTGAATTTGCCATCTATTGATGGTTCGTTTACCTTGACTGATGAAGATATGGCACAAGCATTGAAGAATGCCGCTGTACTACAATCTCCAAACATTGCATTTGAATCTGATGGTTCAAAAGTATCTGTCACAACTTTCAATGCGAAAGATGATTCAGCACACACAAACACAATTGAGATTGGCACCACGAATGACGGCAACGTATTCAAGGCTGTTTTTCTAACAGAGAATTTTAAAATGATTCCTGGTACCTATGAAGTACAAGTATCTTCAAAAGGTCTAGCAACATTTAAAAATGCAAGCGGCGATTTGCAATATTGGATTGCAATTGAAGCCAAAGAATCTACATTTGGAGAATAATATGTTAATTTGGGTTACAGATACAAACAACAAAGCAAAAGTTGCAGTTAACACCGAACACCTAGTGGTCGTTTTTATTGCACAAGAAGGTGAACAACAAGGTAAAACCGTTCTTGGTTTAACAGGTGGTATCAATGTTATCGTTGAAGAAACTGACCTTGAAATTGTTGGCATGGTTAATGCAGGCTGATTATGACCAAGGTTAATACTCTGTTTGGTTCTTTTGACGAAGACCAACTTAAAAAACTTAAAGGTTATGTCGATGAAACGGTTCTACATATGAACCGCAACGAGGCGAACAATCAAGCAATTAAGGACATTGTTGATGCTGCACATGATGAATTGAAAGTTCCTAAAAAGATTCTCAAACGCATGGCAAAAACTCAGTTTAAGAATTCTTTCCAAACTGAGGTCGCAGAGTCCAAAGAGTTTGAAGCCTTGTTTGAAAGTATGAACGGGGTGAAATGATGGACCTATCCAAACGCAGAGGTTTTCTCAAAGGGTTTGGATTAATTGGTGCAGTTGCAGCAGGCGTTTCGGCGCCTGTTGTCATTGAGAAGGTACGAGAAGTACAATTACCCCCAATCACACCAACAGTCGATCCAAAAATCATTTCACAGATTGAAGAAATCAATCCTTCTACACTATCTTTGGCACAAACTTATGGTGAGATTGAACCACCAAAACCACCGCCAGTAGTTCACAACACATTTGGCACATCTGGTAGTTATATTGTCAGTAACGGCGGCACCATCGGTAGTAGTTATGTTAACAGTGCGTTAGTATTAGGACACGATGGCAATATTAAGGTCGGTTTGTCCAATAAAAAGTTTGTTCCTGGTACCGAGAAACATGTTGATGTTAAACTTGTACCTGGTCCTGACGGTGAACTTTATTTGAATATCAATGGCCAATGGAAAAAGGTCTTGACAGTTTGATGTACTTAATGTACAATACATTTTTTATTATGGAGAATTTGAATGTCAGAACACATGCTATGGGTAGAGAAGTATCGTCCTAAAACTATCGAGGATTGTATTCTACCAGATGCTTTGAAAAGCACATTTCAGGAATTTGTAAATCAGAAAAAGATTCCTAACCTACTTCTTGCTGGCACCGCTGGCGTAGGTAAAACCACAGTCGCACGTGCTCTTTGTGAAGAAGTTGGTTGTGATTATATCATCATCAACGGTTCAGAAGAAAACGGTGTTGACACCATCCGTGTTAAGATTAAAAACTATGCATCGTCAATGTCTCTTACTGGTGGACGTAAGGTCATTATCCTAGACGAGGCAGACTATCTAACTCCAAACGCACAGGCTATTCTTCGTGCAGGCATCGAGGAGTTTGCCGACAACTGTTCATTCATTTTCACCTGTAACTTTAAGAATCGTATTATTGATCCGATTCATTCACGTTGCAGTTGTATTGATGTTAAACCAAATGGCAGCAAGGCCAAAATGGCAACACTATTCTTTAAACGTGTTGAGTGGATTCTTGGTGAAGAAGGCATCACATATGATAAAGATGTTGTTGCTGCGGTTATCACCAAACATTTCCCAGACAATCGCCGTATTCTAAATGAACTACAAAGATATGGTGTGTCTGGTGCCATCGACAAAGGCATTCTTGCATCCGTTTCAGACATTCAAATGGGTGAACTTGTCAAGGCACTTAAAAGCAAAGACTTCGCATCTTGCCGCAAATGGGTTACGATGAACCTGGATAACGACCAGACTCGTATTTTTAGAAATGTGTATGATGCACTATACGAACAATTGAAACCTAATTCGGTTCCACAGTTGGTTCTTATTCTTGCAAAGTACCAATATCAGGCAGCCTTTGTTGCTGACCATGAAATTAATTTGATTGCATGTTTGACCGAGATTATGGTTGAATGTGAATTCAAATGACAACCCAAACTAAAACTTGTTACTACTGTAAAGAAGATAAACCTCTATTTGATTTTGCTGCAAACAGAGGCACACACGACCGTTTAGACCATCGTTGCCTATCGTGTCAGAAAAGCAGAGTACAAGAAGTAAGACAGATTCGCAAGACTGCACCACCAATGTCACAATTTTGTGATTGTTGTGGTATTGAAAATGTGCCTATCAAAGGTCACAGATACCAAAAGTTTTGTTTAGACCATAATCCTGAGAAAGGTATTTTCAGGGGATGGTTGTGTCGTAAATGTAATGTTGCAATTGGCCTACTTGGTGATAACATAGAAGGTGTACAGAAAGCATTAGCTTATCTACAAAAACCTGATTATGTTCCACCTGAACCAGAACCAATTGTAGATTTGATGAGGTTTTTTGATGACACCATTTGATTATGTTAATTTAGTTTTGCATAAAACTACCCAAACCGGAGAACTGGATTTTGTAGATTACAAACCATTCTTGGTTAATCGTTCACTTTCATATCAGTTAGATTGCGTTCTCTATGCAAATGAGATGAACCAATGGCCACAAATTGATAAAGATATGCAATACCAGTATTTTCTAAATAGCATTAGACCTATGAAACGGAAATTTCAACCGTGGCAAAAGTCTCCAATTGACGAGAATATTGAGTGTGTGAAAACCTATTTTGGTTATTCTAATGCTAAAGCCAAAGAAGCGCTCCGTATTCTTTCTGATGAACAAATCGCTGAAATAAAAAGAAAAACAGACAAAGGCGGAGTGAAATGATTGACATTAAAAATTTAGTGGAAGTTACATTACAAGAAAAAGATGATTTCCTAAAAGTAAGAGAAACGCTAACCAGAATTGGTGTTGCTTCCAAAAAAGATAAAACCTTATTTCAAAGTTGCCATATTCTCCATAAACGTGGACAGTATTATGTGGTACACTTTAAAGAATTGTTTGCCTTAGATGGTAAACCGACCGATATTACCGAGAATGATTTATCTCGTAGAAATGCTATTGTCAATCTGCTGGAAGACTGGGGATTGATTAAGATAGTTGACAAAAAACAAACAGAAGTTCCTGTACCAATTTTTTTATCACAAGTTAAAATCCTATCTCACAAAGAAAAAGATGAATGGCAACTTGTACCAAAATATAATATTGGTAAAAAACCAGGAAAAGATTGACAACTCGCATATATAATAGTATAATGGTCTCAGTCCCATCGGGATGGGAAAAGGTGCTCCACCTACCTTAGGAGCGTAATAAAACGGGTAGACGTTATTACCGCTGGAGAACGTAACCAGCACTACGATATGCCTTCGGGGTATCAATTTTAATCTTGCTTTAATTAGGAGAAAACAATGAGCAATTACCCAAGTCTTTTCGACTTCCATAAGTTCGACCCATTCGCAGTAGGTTTCAGTGATGTATTCAAAGACCTACAAGAAATGTCAAAGAACGTCCAAAAAGCAGTCTCTTACCCTCCATATAACATCCGTCAGGTAAAAGAAAACAAGTATGTCATTGAAATGGCAGTTGCTGGTTTCGCTAAGTCTGATATTGAAGTTACATTGGAAGGCAACAAGTTGATTGTTAAAGGTGTTTCACAAGACACCGATGCACCAGAAGATTTCATCTTCAAAGGTATTTCCAACCGCAACTTTACACGTGAATTCAAACTCAATGATAAAATTGAGATTGATAATGCCGAAATGGCAAATGGTATGTTAAGAATCTGGTTGGACAATGTTGTCAAAGCACAAGATGCCATCAAGAAGATTGCCGTGAAGGATAAGGATTCTAAATGATGAAAGTAATTACCGCTTTACTAAAACGTATAAGCGGTGATTATGGAAGTAATCTAGAATCATATATCACCGCAAGGAATCCACAGAATGAAGGTGATGTTGAACGTTTCACCCGTGATTACCATTATCATCTAACTAATAATAGGTACTAACATGTTAAATAAAAATAA